CGCGCCGTGAAGTTATAGAAAGTCTCAATGTCAACACGGAAAGACGCAGCCACCATCGGGGGAAGCCGACGGAAACTTCCGACAAAACGTCGACCCAACCCGAGGGTGCAGGCCCCCCCTGCCAGGAACAGACTCCAAACGGAGCGAGTTCGGATGTACGCCGAAAGGCTAGAACAAAGTGGCGGCCACATGACGTGGGATGATGTCAAACAAAATCTCACAGACACGTGGTCTTACGCCACTCCGCACCTAACGAATCAACACACATCCGAACTAGCACTCCATAAAGAGGCGTTCGAACTGGCAAAGGAGGCACACGCAGTGCCTCAGGTTGTGAAGAGTGTCATCGGAAACACCGTAGCAACCTCAAATGGTAAGAAGCGAGGATCCGAGCCGACCAGACCTTCTAACAAAACCAAAGCGCGACCGGTCGCTATAAGCGACCCGCAAACCCCTGTGCACGCTAAGGATAAGAATGCAGACCAAACACTACGGTCTGTCTACACTCTCATCCATCACGCCCACACCATCCTTGGACAAGGCCATAAGATGGTCACGGGGGGGACCGGGTTGCCACATAACATGGCCGCCGGTCGAAAGTGGAAGTGTGCAACTACTGCTTCCGCTAACTTCAAACTGGTGCGCCTCAATTGGGAGGCAATCAGCACCTGTTTCAAACTCGCATATGGTGAGATAAAGGGCTCCGTCAACGCACCGAAGAACAGAAGAACCGTAATGAAACAGTTCCGTCTGATTCGTTCGATGGTTTTCGGAGACATCAAGAAGACCGTGAAAAGTTTCGCCCATCAGCTTCGTGAGAAGCAAATGGGGTGCACCGTTCAGGGACTCCTTAACCGAGGAAAGAGCAAAGAAGCCCTATTCCTCGCATCTACCATAGCGAGAGGGATCCAGATGCCAAAGCCCTCCAAGGAGGAGCTCCAGTCTGAAGTCACGTCGGCTATTGCGAGGCTGACCTCGCCAGCACCACTCCCAGATCAGCAGACGATGAACCACCTCTCTGAGTTCGTTCGAACAGCACTTCGCAGAGCGAAGATGCGTATGACAGAAAGATCACTCCCCTTGCCAGGGGTCTCTTCCTGCTTCGAACAATCTCAGAGAAACGGTGGGTCTGCACACGTATTCACGCTGCACAGGCAGTACAGCGCAGAAGAACGCGCGGTCATGATCGAGGAGAAGGCGGTGAAGGCAGCTGCGGACCGGTTCCATGACAAAGTC